TTGACATGACGCCTCGCGAGAAAGAGATTGTCGAACTTTATCAGAAGCTCGGCAACAAGTGCGCGGTGGCGAGGGCGCTCGGCATCCATGAGAGCACAGTTCGCGGCGCTCTGCATAGGGCATCAACAGACCCCGGCATCCAACAGGCGCTTGAGCGAACGGGTATCTCATCGGGCAATGCAAAGTACGGATGGCGGCGGGTGCAAGACCCCGAGACAGGATCATGGGACTCGGTGTTCTGGAAGGCGCCGAAGTTCGCCGAGAGCTTCATCGAACAGCTTCGCGATGCCTTTGAGAACATCGACAGGGCCGAGCCGATCGAGCCGCCCGAGACGGTGATTGCCGATCTCTGCACGGTCTACCCACTGATGGATGTTCACTTCGGGATGCTCGCCGACAAGGACGAGACCGGCGCGGTGGACTACGACATCAAGCGCGCGACCGAGGACATGCGTTTGGCGTTTGCCAAGATCGGGGCGTTGACGCCCAAGAGCGCCAAGGCAATCCTCATCGTGGGCGGTGACTTCTTCCACGCCAACGACCAGACCAACGTGACGCCCGCGCACAAGCATCCGCTCGACACCGACACGCGCCACTGGAAGGTGCTACAGGCCGGGGTCAACTTCCTGTCTGAGGTGATCGAGACGATCGCGGGCAAGCACTCAGCGGTCAGCGTGCGAGTGCTCAGGGGCAACCACGACCCGGAATCGCACAAGGTTCTGACCTTCGCGATGGCGCAGCGTTATGCTGGATCTACGCACGTCCGCATCGACGAAGACCCGCGCGACCTGTTCATGGCGCAGTGGGGCCGGTGTCTGATTTCGGCGCATCATGGCGACAAGGCCCCGCCCGAGCGGCTGACGCTCTATCTCTCCGATGTCTGTCCCTACTGGTCCGAGACGCGGCATCGCTACTGCTTCACCGGGCATGTGCATAAGGATCAGTCGCGGGATGTCGGGCCGCTTCGGTGGGAGAGCCTGCGGGCCTTCGCGCCGCCTGATGCCTATGCCGCGGGGATGGGCTATGCTGGCCGGCGCGCCATGCAGGCGCTGACGTTTCACCGCCGCGACGGGCTGGTGCTGAGGGCGGTCGATCCGATCGAGAGATGAATGAAAAAGTTTCTGCGGCCGACGTGGCACATCTACGACGACTGCGTGCTGAAAGTATTTGAGCGCCATCGCGAGATCATGGCGCTTACCTTATCGTCCAGATTGATGTAGGCTGCGCCAAATAACCCCGGCATCAGAGGAGTGCACATGCGTATCGCCCACAAGCCTGACGTCGCCGAAGACGGTACGGTACAGCCTACGCACACGGTAGAGATTGTCTGCGCTAACTGCGGTTACGATCTACACGCGGGGGAGCTCGCTGCTACAAAATGCGCAGACTGCGGCGCAGACCTTGAGCTGCGGCGCAACGCTACCGTACAGGTTACAGCCCTCCCGCCCATGCTGGGGGGCGTTAATTGAGGTAGACCATGCCGCTGCAGAAAGTACGTCTGGCGCCCGGAGTCAACCGCGAGAACACGCGGTACACCAACGAAGGCCGCTGGTACGAGTGTGACAAGGTTCGGTTCCGCCAAGGCTCTCCCGAGAAGATCGGGGGGTGGACGCGTATTTCCGCGGACACATATCTCGGCGTGTGCAGGTCGCTCTGGAATTGGGTTACCCTCGGCTCGCAGAACCTCATCGGCGTCGGCACTAATCTCAAGTTCTACCTGAATCAGGGCGGCTCCTACTACGACATCACCCCCCTGCGGGACACCGAGACGCTAACCAATCCGTTCTCGACCACATCGGGCTCGCCGCTGGTCGACGTTACCGACGCCGCAGGCGGCTACATCGACGGAGACTTCGTCACCTTCAGCGGGGCTACCGCCGTAGGCGGCCTTACGCTCAACGGTGAGTACCAGATCAGCTACTCCAGCGGCACGACCTATACCATCGACGCGGGCACCCCTGCGTCGAGCACTGCTACAGGTGGCGGCACGGTAACCGCTGCCTATCAGCTCAACGTCGGCCCGGCGTTTACGGTACCACTGACCGGCTGGGGCTCATCTTCGTGGAGCTCTGGCACGTGGGGTGTGGGTACGTCATCCACTGACGCGCTGCGGCTGTGGAGCCAAGCCAACTTTGGTGAGGACCTCGTCTTCGGACCGCGCGGCGGCCAGATATACTACTGGGATGCGACTGGCGGGCTAGCTACGCGCGCGGTCGCGTTGTCAACGCTCGGGGGTGCGTCAAACACACCCACGGTGCAGAATTACATACTTGTGTCGGACATCAGCCGCTTCGTGTTCGCGTTCGGGTGCAACGAACTTGGTAGTGGTACACAGGACCCGATGTTAATCCGCTGGTCGGACCAAGAAGACGCGGCTAACTGGACTCCGGCTGCGACAAACCAAGCGGGCGACCTGCGACTGTCTCGGGGTTCCGAGATCGTGACCGCGGCGCAGTCTCGACAGGAAGTCCTCGTGTGGACCGACTCCAGCCTGTACTCTCTGCAGTATGTCGGCGCAGGGGCGGGGGTGTGGGCCGCGCAACTTGTCGGTGAGAACATCTCTATCGCGTCGCAGAACGCCGTGGCCTATGCAAACGGCGTCGCCTACTGGATGGGTAAGGACAAGTTCTACCGCTACGACGGACGCACGCAGCCGCTGCCGTCTGACCTGCGGCGCTTTGTGTTCGACGACCTTAACACCTCTCAGTATCTGCAGGTCACTGCAGGGACCAACGAAGCGTACCATGAGATATGGTGGTTCTACTGCTCTGCGGGCTCCACCGAAAATGACCGGTATGTAGTTTACAACTACATGGAGAACGTCTGGTACTACGGCGAGCTCGGGCGCACTGCGTGGTTGGACTCGGGCCTGCGCAACTACCCGCTGGCCGCCACCTACCAGAACAACCTCGTCAACCACGAGGAGGGCAACGACGACAACACCACCGGCACCCCGGCGGCCATCCATGCGTTCATCTCGTCCTCGCCGTTCGACCTCGACAACGGCGACAAGTTTTCCTTCCTGTGGCGTGTGCTGCCAGACGTGACGTTTGAAGGTTCGGACGTAGCCTCTCCCAGCATGACTATGACGCTCCTCCCGATGGTCAACGCAGGGTCGGGATACACCTCCCCCGCATCCGTCGGCGGCACAGACGCTGCGACCGTTACGCGCACTACGACGGTGCCTATCGAAGCCTTCACCGGGCAGGTCTACGTCCGGGTACGTGGGCGACAGCTCGCCATCAAGGTTGAGTCTACGGCGCTGGGCGTGCGCTGGCAGCTGGGTAATCCTCGCCTCGATATTCGGCCTGACGGACGGCGCTGATGGCTAACCAACTGCAGCGCCCCGAGCCCCCCGCTATCCCGCAGGCAACGTTCCAGTACGACCGACCGTACGAGGACCAGCGCAACAACGTGTTTCGGCTGTTCTTCAACCGGTTGATAGCTACGGTTAACGCACTCCTCAGTCCTGACGACGGGGGCAAGTATCTCTACATGCCTCGCGGGTTATTTTACAGCACGACTGACCAGACTGCTGCGGCTACCAACACGGGTTATCCCGTGGAGTTTGAGAACACCTACATCGGCAACGGGGTCAGCATTGGGGGCACCAACGACACGCGCATCACTGTGACCGCGGACGGCGTCTACAACTTTCAGGTCACGCTGCAAACTGACCACACCAGCGGGTCTGACGCGGTAATCTACACGTGGATCAACAAGAACGGTACCGACGTGTCCTACGGGGGGCAAGAGCAGACTGTCAAAGGTAGCTCTGTGCACGCCGTATTCTGGAACTTCTCCATCGACCTGCTTGCCGGGCAGTACATCGAGATGTACTGGGCGACTGACGACACTAACCTGAGTTTGAACACGCAGACGCCCTCATCGCCGCACCCCGGCATCCCGTCGGCTATCGTCGCGGTGAGCTTCGTCAGCAACCTGTGAGGGCGCATGGACTTTCTCGAACTCTTCAACGCGCTCCTGAAACACAACTCGCTCGGCGTCCGCGGCGGGAGTGCGGCCACGAGCTACGAGCAGGTGCCATTTGACATTGGACTGGACAGTCTGGATATGGTACTTGTCATGGTGACGTTCGCAGAAGCGTTTGGCCTCCCCGAAGGGGCTACCGTGGACAAGATATCCACTACTACGCTCGGCGACCTGCGGGACTTTGTCCTCAAGCACAAAACCAAAGAGCCTGAGTCGCTCGAACAGTTTCTGGAGGCCGCGTAGGTGCCTACAGTCGTCGACAGCAAAGATCGGTTCCTGAGCGCCCCGGAGATTCTTCTGATCGCCGCGGAGGAGTTCAACAACACGGAGTATCCGGCGTATGCTGTCGCTGCCGGGCTTGCCGAGGAGCTGACGCTCCCTAGCGCCGATTACGTTCAGATCGGGAACACGGTCTTTATCGGCCACGTTATGGAGGAGCGCCCCGACATAATGGCCGGGCGTGCGCTCAACGCAGACACGGCGCATAACTTCGTCAAGAGCGGTCTGACCTATCTAGCTTACCTGCAGAACAAGAAGATCAAGTACTACCAGACAACCTTCACCCCGAAATCCTACCTAGCTGCGTTCCAATACTGGCACAACAAGACCAAGAACACCGACACTGAGATTGCTGTTACCGACGGCCCGGACGGGTACCGTGGCTACATCACCATCGGTGAGCAGCCTCTCACGCAGTTCTGGAGACCCTGATGGCGCCATTACTAATCTTCGGTGCTGCTGTCGGTGTTGGCACTGCGGTCACGGGCTCTCTTGTTGCCGGTGCGATCATCGGGACGGCTGCAACTGTCATCGCGCACCAGAGCGGCGCCACTGGCTGGGTAGAAGACAACATCATCGAACCCGTAGGCAAGTTCGTTGGGCGCACGGTGAAGGCTGTTTTCGACAACCCCATCGAAGCCATCGCCAAGATGACCGCGTATGTTACCGGCTATGCGTGGGCTATCCCCCTGATCGACGGTGCGTCTACGCTGGCTCGGGGCGGTAGCGTTGAAGATGCGCTTAAAGCTACAGCCATATCCTACGTGGCCGATAAAGTCGGTACCACGGTCGGTAAGGTTGCGGGCAATATTGTGGCCGACGCCACGAGCTCGGAGATTGCCAAGACGGTCATCACCGCCGGGAGCGCAAAGGCCGCCACGGCCATCGTCATGGGGCAGGACCCTGTCAAAGCGTTCATATCGGGCG